GTGAGTCCTACACCGATAAGATTTGCACTTGCAGGGTTGCCGGTTGCAGCTGCTGGGATCTGGATGAAACCATTACCTGCTATCTGTCCTGTTGCTGGTGTGTACTGTGGTGCATCAATGCCATCGCTACCTAGGCCATAGTCAGAACGGCGTAGTAATGGTTGAATTGCTGCGAATCCTTGAGCAACTACAGTTTCAGGTGTGAACAGGTATGATCTCTGTACAACTGCGTCCTTATCACCTGTGAGATTGTGCGATTGAACGTATCCATTGAGTACTATATAGCTTTCGGCATTGGCTTCTTCATCAGTAGTGTATTTTACTTTTACTTGAATGGGAGTTTGTTGTTCTGCCGCTTGTTCTAAAAATTTATGGCTTGGTTCATCGATAACATAATTCACAGTAATCGGGAATGCGTCAATTGCCTTATCCCCTGTCAGTACTGAACTATAATCACTATCATAAGTTTCGATATTCTCTACCGAACTTGATTGTATAATTGTTGGAAATTCTGCAATATTTGCAATTTCCTGATAACCACCGAAACTAGGACTATTGTTCCCAGTATCGCCAGTATAAAAAATTTGTAGGTCTTTTCCTGTTGAAATGTTCATTAGCTTTCCTTCCGTTGGATTACACTAATATTTAGTTGAAAGGTTCCTGTGCAAATACCAGTAGTTGGATCTTGATGCGTACCGATATTGTCAAAAACGGGCTGTTTACTAATGATAAAATTCTCATTTAAAAAACATTCCTGTACTTTTGATTGAAACATTGACATTGTTTCTGACGTTAAGATATAGAATTGTTCTGTTGGATTTGCTTTGTTATTTCCAAAAGTAATATAGAATAATACCGAATATGAACCTTCTGTCCTTCCTGACATATTCATTTGTACTTCGTTTGCTTGTATCTCGGAACAAAATATCCTAGTATCTTCAGATTGTTTTTTTAATGGATTTGACGCCCACGGTGTGAACGTCATAAGTTTATTAATTGCTTTCTTAACTCCAAGAATCATAATCTTTTCTCCGATAGTAATAATTAACTACCCCAGATAGATCATCATCTAGGTTATAAATTATTTGTGTAGCATTGTTAATTTCAATTAGTGTCCCAACTTGAAGTACTGGATTCTTCCGTGCCGTAAAGTAATATTCATATTCGATTGCAACACCATCAGAATCTTCAATGGTAATTTGGCGTACTTCCAAGATTGCCTTGAAAGCCACGCCATTTATTTCAAGTTGTTCGCCAAAAGCATTTAACAGTGCTTCGCTTTGCTTACTATTAAATGCTCTCATGCTATTAAGCCTTCTTAATTAGTACAAATGAATCCTTGTGGCCCACTGCGAAATCACAATAGGCAAATGAACGTAGTACTACACCTTGGCTTGCACGTTTAGAAGTTAGATCCCTATCTAATTCTACATTTCCCCATTGAGCTAGGACTAAATCGGAGAAATTACCAATTAGAATGCTATCGACAGGAACGCGAGTACTGACAATTACACGAATCTCATCAGCGAGATATTGTTCATCACGATAACCTTCTACAAGCATCTTAGCGGCGGTGTTACCGGCCATTGGCACTTGACGCATTGATGAATAAACGGCTGGATGCATTACTGCTACACAATCACCTACATATACGTTTGCCATCGCTAAAGCTTCTACAGCAGCTTCAATTGCAGATAGATCAAATGCAGTTGCAGTCTGTTGAGTTGCATTAGTAGCAATGTAACCTAAGATTTCGTTTTCTAAATCAGAAGCTGCTGTTTTAACTAGTTGTTCAGATACGTAACGTTCTGCGGAGTTGTTACTTAGTTGTAGGGTCTTGGTTAGAAGTACTGAACCAGTAAAGTTTTTTGGTCTTAGACTGATATTAGTAAATGGTGCATCGTGCATTGGTGAATCAGCACCTTCAGCTACGAAAGTAAAATTACCGCCAGTCAGTTTATTTGCAACTGGGATAACTAATTCACCAATACCTTCTAGACCTGCAAAGATCTGAGGCTGTGCCACTTGTGCTAGTACTGATTGTGCCCAAAGCTGATCAATATAAGAGTCGGCAGTTTTATGAACTACAACACCAGCGGCGTTAGTAGTATTGGTATCACGTTGTAGATCTACAACATAACCACGTTCACCAATAATTGTACCATCAATAGGTTGCTTTTCAATTATGGAACGAATTGCTAGAGAAAGAGAATTGTTTTCCATTGTGATTTCCTTATCATCAATATTATTTTTAAGTTGATTGGTTATATCGCGGATGCTCAAATTAGAATCGAGATAACGGGATACATCCTTATTTAGTAGTTTTCCAAGAGCGGCAATTTCCATTTGACGTTCTTTGTCTTGTTCTTCTGTATTTATTACTTCTTCATCTCGTGATTCAGTTTCTGTTTCATCTTGAGATTCATCAGTACTTTCATTCGGTACTTCTGTTTCTGTTTCAGTACTGGTTTCATCTGTACTTTCAGTTTCAGATTCAAGTTGTTCTTCTTCTTCAACTTCTTGTTCAAGAGAACGGCCAATACCTGATTTCAAATCATCAGCAGGGATAGAAACCAAACTGATTTCGTATGGTTGCCATTTTGTTACTAGTAGATTGTCAGCTTCGATTCTGTAATCGATGATTGAATATCCAACACTGACTTTTGTTAGAATTCCTTCTTCAACCATTGTTTGATATTCTTGTGCAGTACTGGAAAGACGAATGCTTGCACGGCATACTTTATCTGCATCTACAGAACAAGATTCAACAACACCGATAAGTTCATCTTTGTCGTGATTGAAAAGTACTGCGGCTTTGTTTTGAATGCGGGATAGGTCTACATTTTCTGGGGAGCAAAGTAGAATTTCATTTAGGATTCTGTCGCCGAATTCTCTTTGTACTGGGATTTCTGATGCAAAGGCTAATTCAATTAGTTTATTACTCTGATTGATTTGGCTGGCTGCTTCCATCTCCCTCTTCATTTGGTTTTTGTTGTTCATCTATTTTGTTATCCTTAACATTTAGATAATTGTCTATTTCATCTTTTTCAAAGTCCTTTAGAACGTCGCGGTAGTCCTTGCCAAGTTCAGAAATAATCTGTTGGCGTGATTTCAATCCATTCTGTAGAAGTGCAATTTGGTACTGTGCGTCTTTATTCGGATCTAGGCTTAATGAAACAACTGGCGTATAAGTTGCTTTGATTAACTTCTTAAAGTCTTTAAAATTGAGCTTTAACTCATTCTTATTTATCATTTCGACTTTCAAAAACTCTTTATAGATTGGCTTCAGTACTTGAACGATAAGTGCATTTTGTTTGCCCTTAACAACTTGTTGCATCATCCGGTCAGACAATTTAGCAGCACTGAAAGAACTGTTCTTTGTGTCATAAAGTAGATTCATCTTGGTTACGTTTAATGCCATTGCAATTTGACCTAGCATTTGATCCATGAATGAATCTAAGCCGTCAGTACTTGAAGTTGGATTTACAGTCTGGATCTTTTTACCCGGATCAAGTTCAATTAGAACACCCGGATCTAAATATCCTTCGTAGTTCTCATATGTATTTTGTGCTTCTTCAATGCTTCCTAGTAACTCTGTAGTACTGTTAGTTGGTTTTTCATCACTGGTAATAAACGCCATTGACGACGCACTTACTTTCTTCTGTACAATAGATGCATTAACAAATTGTTCTAGTTCTTTAATCAAATTGGTACAGGCGATAATGTCGGGAATACCCCTTTCTTGGTCCGGATATTCTTGAATAAAAAAGTGAATAACCTCTTCTGCTGGTACTACTTCAATGTCAGTCTGATAGTATGAATAGATTGTTGGGTCTACTTTACAGATATTGTATGAAATAGGACGTTTGAACTTGTTAAATCTAATACCGTTACTGATGTAGTCGCCGTTACTGAACTTTTGATTGTTGATTACTGGTACTCGTAGACTGTCGATTATTTCGAGTCTTAAACCACCTTCAACTTCATGTAACCTGATAAAACACTCTCCGTCACGTGCTCTAGTACGACACACTAGATTTTGGAAAGTACTGATATCGTGTCTGCCATTAGTACTAAATGCATCTGGATCTTCTGCCCATTCATAAAACAATTGTTCGATACTCATTGAGGTATCATGGTTCTTTGTTTCATCGTCAAAAAGTTGTACATTCGAACGAATACTAATACCATCTGCCCCAGAGATCTGATCGGCATCCATTAGAATGTACTTTCGAACGATTGGATTGTTTTGTGCTAGTTCACGTGCCTTTGTTTGTAGTGCTGGTAGAGTACTATTAATAAGGCGGTTGATATTTGCACCTTGACCGTTACCAGAATAACCGAATGATAAAGTACTTGACCGTGCAACAGTGATAGTATTCAAATCACGTTCTAATTGTGATTGCTTCTGTGCATGTGGTTTAGTTTGGTATATTGGTGCCGGTTGTTTTGCTGCTGGTGCTTCTTCTGGTTTCTTCCTGAAAAAATTAAACATTAATGATTACCCCTGTGTAGCTTGGTAATACTCTTGATTGGTTGTTTACCGTCTCCTGATTTACCATTGAGTTTTAATAGTTCTTTGTTGGCCTGTTGTGTGTACTGTTCTTTAAGACGATAAAGTACTTCCAACGACTCATTTACCAATGTCTTATTGTTGATTGTTGTAGTTGTAATTAGACCTCCAGAAATACGCATTGCAATAACTTCATCAATTTCCTTGAGAGTCTTCAATAAGTCTTGATATCTGGTTGTAGTTTCTAATGGATCTACTACAACAAATGTTGACACTGCCTTGATTGACATATCGTCTTTTAAAATCTGCGTCCACATTCCACTTTCCCAATTGTCAGTACTGATAGGTGTGGAGGTTTGTGTAATTTCAATTTTTGTCTGACTTGGTGAAACGAGTGTAGTACTTTCATTTACGTCTTGATGATATACCAGTGTTTCACCAATATAGACTTTCTCTATTTTAGTGTTCATATTTAGTTCCAAAATGTATTGCGTCTAGCTGGCCGCCTCTTTTGTACTGGCTGCGTCTGCTGCTGTACTTGTACTGGCGTTGCTGGGGCAATTGGTGCTTGTTCCTCACTATATTTATTACGAACACGTGCGTTATATTCCCGTAAAATATGGAATGGATCTGCACCTGTTAATGTATTTAGGTAATGCTTCATGCATATAAAGCAATAAACGAGACAGTCCAAGGATTCATTTCGTGAACCTGACACTTTTAATGACCACTGTTTGAAACCGTTCTTAACATCCACCCTTTCAGCGGTAAGCTGATTAAAGTAATCATCCGGTAGCGATTCACTAAATCGGATTGGTGGGTTTGTCTTGTCCACTAGGCAAGTACGTAACATCTTATTCACAGTACTTTTAGCGAGGTTCACGTTTAAGATCTGTAGCTCGTGCCCGCCAGTTCTTGACGATCTGAACAACGGTTTAGTACTTAAACAACCTTCACCTTTAATCGGCTTGAATAGTGGGTTAATGCTATTGCAGTACGTGTAGATTGTTTGTGTCGCGTTACCG